ATATCTGAATTCGTCCATTGCGTGGTTGTCTTTATCAATTGGCCGTCCGTTATCGTCACGACTATAAAGACCAATCTCTTTCAAGAAATAGTAATGGTCGTACTCTTCCTCTGAATGATTGATAAGCAAGAACTGACCTGAAGAGATAATGTTTTGACCACGCTCAATCCCTACCTCGATACCCTTCGCCTTGCTGCTGACGTCATGGGCGTTGTTCAAAGCCCCTCTTGTCTGAATCCCTAGCTTGTGCAATTCCTCTCGTAAGGATCTACACGCTGGGTCAATCCAGACATCGGTATAGCGCATTTGATACTTGCTAACACACCACTGAATGAAAGCTCGAAGCTCGACCGCATAAGTAGACATGGCTTTAACTTGACCAGTCTCAGCTCCACTATGGTAGTAATGAGCTACACGGTTTAGCCTAAAGAAAGTCTTGCCGTCCTCTCTGTGCCTAGTCACAATGTTACATGACATCGAGGTGGCGTCAGATTGCCCACCATCACCGTTGAAATACATTTCCGTAGGTTCGCCTACCAAACTATCCTTAATGTTCTTCTCGAGGTCAAATAAGCCGTATATAACGCCCTGAGGCATTACACGTTGACCGAGCACGTCTCTCTTGTAGAGATAAGGGTTTTTCTTCAGCGATTGAATAATAGACTGCTTACGCTCTTCAGACAGAATCGGATTGTCATCCATGGTCCAATGCGTCCAGCGTGTGTTTTGAACATCAAATACATCCTTAATGACTGGATGTTGAGGCGCTGGAGGGTTTAGGTCGGCTAGATGATATCTGAGTTTAGCTGCCCACGTCCGTCTGAATGCTTCCTGAATAAAATCCATGTTCAGCAAATTGATTTCACAAAAGACCACTGAGCCTAGCGACATACCAGTAATAGCACCTACACTGTTGGCTTTACCGCCTCCTTTGTAGTAAACACGCTTAGTGCCAGTTGGTGTATCAATCAAGAGGTGGTCTCCGTGCTCATCGTGTTTGATTTTGCAATTACCGTCGAAGATGTGCATTAGACCTGTACCGTCACCGTCAATGAATAGGCGGTAGGCTTGCTCTTGGTTGTATGCAGCAATCAAATGGTTTTCGTCTGGCGACTCAATCAAATACCTTGCATATCTGAAATGACCAGCGGTTGTCTTACCGCTTCGAGGCGTTCCCTCGTTTACTTCAAGCTCATAGTTGAATGGTCTGCGGATGATGTCGGCTTGTTTTCTCGAAAACTTAATCTTCAACCTCGTCACCACCCTTCACGGCTTCAAGTAGAGACTCCATAAGCCCAGTATCGGACTTGGAACCTGAAAGCTCTTGCTCTCGTTTCTTATTATCCAATTCAAGACGCTTGATACGTTCTTTTTGTTCCTTCTTATCAAGGGTGTCTTTTGCATCGGTCGTGGTCAACTTGCTGATTTGCTCAAAAGCTCGGACATTGCCTTTCATAGCCTTCTGCATCATGACCATGGCTAAAGCCATTTCATTAGTTGAATCGAAGCCTAGCTCTTCAAGTTGTTTTTTTACGTTTGGACTTGCAACCTCGGCTTGTAAAATCGTTTCAAAAGCCTTTTTTAGGTTCGCTTTTTTTCTTCGAGCAACCCCTGAAGCGACTCCACCTTTTTTTGCTATTTCTCTATGTTCGCTCTTAGTTCGTTTGTTTGCAGGTTTCAAGTTTTGCTCATTAGCCATCGCCTCACTTCCTTACTTTTTTAAAAATTTCAGCTCACTTTTTCAGCAGTGAGTCCTGTTTCTTCTTCCCAGCGTCTAATCGTTCGTGCAACGTAGAGTGGGTCAAGTTCCATACCGTAGTAGATACGTTCTGACTTCTCGCATACCATGAGAGTAGAACCTCCACCGTTGAAACTGTCTAAAACTCTGTCGCCTTTCTTGCTGGAGTTTAAAACACACCTAGCAATCAACTTCAAAGGTTTCATGGTTGGGTGAATGTCATTTCTAACAGGTTTATCTTCGTAGAAGATAGTGGTCGGAGTTGTTTCTTGCATTGTTTTAATATAAGAGATTAGCTCGCTCTTTGTCATTTCTTTAAGGTTGTCCTCGTCCTCTTCAATGACCGTGGCTAGTGAGCGATTATCTACAAAATAGTGACTCGCTCCATCTTTCCAACCGTACAAGCAAGGCTCATGCTTCCATTGGTAATCTTGACGACCTAACACAATAGCATTTTTTACCCAGATGATTGATTGTTTTAACAACCATCCTGTTTCTTTGACTGCAGCTCTAAAGTTCAACCCTTCCGAATCTGCGTGCCAGATATAGAACGCCCCCCCCGGTTTCAAGTGGTTGTTTGCGACTGCGAATGCATCCCTCAAGAATTGCCTGAAGCTGACGTCGTCCATGCTATCGTTCATGATCGTCATAGCTTCCTCGGTTCCACCCTGGTAGGCTACGTTGTAAGGTGGGTCGGTTACATAGAGGTCAATCGTTTCTCCGTCGATTAGTTGAGCCATATCCTCTGCTGATGTACTATCGCCACACATTAAACGATGTCGCCCTAATTGGAAGATGTCCCCGTATTCAATGCCTGTCTCTTCTTCTTGTGAAAATTCCCTGGCATCTTCTGGATCCTCGGATTCCTCGAAGTCGTCCAAAGAATAGTCGACGTCCTCAAATCCAAACATGGTCATGTCTAAACCTTCGACACTTTCAAGCTCTGCGTAGAGTAGTTCTGTGTCCCACTCGGCAATCTCGCCTACTTTATTATCAGCAAGCCTGAACGCTTTTATTTGTTCTTCCGATAGGTCGTCTGCGATTAAGACTGGAACGGTTTCTAGTTTCAAAAAGCGTGCAGCTTTATACCGAGTATGCCCGTTGATGATTTCTCCGTCTTTGGTTGCTACAATTGGAACTTTAAAACCAAACTCTCTGATTGAGTTAGCGACTGGCTCTACTGCCTTGTCATTATTCCTTGGATTGTTTTTATATGGCTGTAGCCATTCTAAAGGTTTATCAATTATTTTCAATTCGTTGTCCTGGAACCAAAAAACACACACCTCTGAGGTATGCGTTTTTTGGGTTATATGGTCTCTCGATTTTACTTCGTAATATCGAGGGGCTACGGACCTCGAATGGAATCGATATTATATTTACCTTTCATTTTTTATTTTTTTGTAGCCTTTAAGGCGGTGCTCGGAGTCGAACCGAAGATAAGTTTTTGTTTGCGTTTGGAGATAAAACAATATACCCGTCACCGCCAAAGGAGAGTGTGGGATTTGAACCCACGGACCGCACGTAGGCGGTCACCCGTCTTGCAAACGGGCGCATTCAACCTGACTCTGCCAACTCTCTATATCAAGGGAAGACTTACTGCCTTACCCTTAATTCTTGATGATACTATAATAGCACGATTGTTAGACCAGTGCGCTTCAACCTAGTTCACATTAGTTCACATTAGTTCGCTTTTATCAACTACAACACCCAATTCACGGATTGCATCTTTCTTCTTTTTGTAAAAAGTAGTCTTACTGCATTGTAAAAATTCAATCATATCATACACGTTTGCTTTCTGAATATAAACCATCCTTAAAATTGTTCGACTTGCAGGCTTAGGCATTTTATCAATCAATTTACTGAGCTCAATTCTGCGCTGGATAGCCTCAGAAGTTGCTTGCTTCATGTACTCTTTCAAGGAATCTTGCATGCTAAAAATATCGATGTAACGTTCATCTAATCGAACCTTCTGACCACCTTTAACCTTATCTATGCTCATTTTAGGGCTAGAAAGTAAACTAGCTTCAAGATTAGCAAGCTCGTCTATTCGACTCTGTATTTCTTCATCCAAATTCTGTAGTTCATCAAGTAACTCTTTAGCCTTGTTCACTCTCTATCTCCTTTATGATATAATAATATTATTGAAAACGCTGTCGGGGTAGAGTGAATGCCTCGGCTTTTTTTATTTTAGTAGCTATTGAGCATCCTCATCACCTTTTCATAGCTTAGATGTACTTTTGCTCTTTCCTCCTCGTATCCGAATACTTTTGGAATTCTGAAATAAATGATTGTAGCGTTGTCATGTTGCTTGACAACTGAGAAAATGTGCTTGAGTAAGTCTTTTCTAAAAGCTATGTTAGGAAAAACCACAAGCTCTCGAGCTCCTATTCCTGTTGTAGTCACTTTATTTATTTGGCTACCTGTGTACGGATATTTTTTAGGTTTCATTCTTCATGCTCCATTTCTTCAATCAACCAATCAAGGTTCTTTCTCGACCTCGTAGCCATCAAGCCATGCACGAGCGAATGTTTCTTGGTTAATTCCAGACCCAAAAAAATCTATTAGTCTTGAATGATCTTCTTGGTTTGCATAATTGTAAAAATCCACTTCTTCAATCATTAAGGCGCGGGCGAGGGATAAAAATGTATTTTTGCAATATTTAATCCAATTCGCCACAAACTGCGGGATTTTGACTTTCTGCGGTTCGTCTAGTAGTTTTAAATCTTTCAAAACTTCAGACGTATCAACCCTTCTGAAACAGTCATGGTTCAAATACTCGTATTTTCCAATCAATTCCTGTATATTCATTTTTCCTGCTCCTTTTAACTCATCTTGTGGCTTTCCAGGTCTCCGAATTCGTGACCTTGATTGACAAAGTACGAACCAATCAGAATAGCATCTGCCTCGTCGTCTTTGACGTTTAGACAAAAACCATCGGCCACTTTAGCAACTGCCTGCAACTTCATTGATTTCTTGCTTCGGTCTTTGTAGCTGAACTTCCAATACTTGCGCCAGGTCGACACGTTCACGAAGAACACATTGTCAGCAATCAGCCGTCCAAGGATGATGCCCGTTACAATTCCGATACTGATCATCGATTGTTGATTTGGACCCATGACCGAGTTCTTCTCGACTACGATCGACTCGAAGGGCTCGTCATATTTCTGCAAGGCTCTTGATTGAATAGCTCGCAATTCGCTAGCCATGAAGCCCCCACGCTCAAAGAATGACTTGCTTTTATGTTTTAAGACACCACTCTGGACAAGGCCAGAGCCGTGAAACACGGCCCATCCTGTCGCAGTAGTTGAAATGTCTAACGATAAGGTCAGATTTTTCATTGTAGTTCTCCCTTAATACCACAAATGTCAAAAAGATTACGCTTGTTATCTTCAACGAATTCAAAGAACTTCTGAAGCTCGGCCAAGTGGCGCTTTTCTCTTTTTATTCCAAGGCTCGTATGATATTCTGTCGGCACTTTCGGTGTTGCCTTAATATCTAGCCAATAGAGAGGTTCAAACACGTCACCACTTGTATCTAGAGAGGTATCTGCGTCCGCATTTCTGAAATGCATCTGCATATCATATTCAATTTTGTTTGTAATTGTGATGGTCTTATCTACGATTTCTAGTGTGATACTTGTTCCTGGTATGTCGATTTTGTTTAGCATTTGTTTTTCTCCTGTTAAAAAAGTGTAGTTTGCAAAGGGTACACATCTTCAAATGGCACCCCAAGCCTTAGACAGTCTCGTTTGATGTCCATTGTAGAAATGACGTACTTGACGCCATTGTTTTTCTTGTCATAGTGTGGGAAAGTGTATCCATCATTTTCAATTTTTGTCTTGATGTCCGTTTTGGTTTCAGGTTCCCAGTCCACCCAATCCGCCCACTCCATAATGGTCCTCCCAACTCACAATTCCAGATATAATACACCTACCATCTAGTCGACTTGCAAGTGTAGTTCTGTTATAAAGTCCGTGACTGGTTTCAATACAGTCTCCGTATATTTTTTTGATTTGTACGATTTTAAAAAATTCGCCATTCTTTAAAACTTTCACAAAATCACCTGTTTTTAAGCTCATATCTCTAAAAAATGCGACTGCCTTTGTGTGTGGGTTTGGCTAAATACGGGCAGTCGCTCGTCCAAGGTCACATAACCTTTATTGACGCTTTCTAGTTCGCAGTTTTACAAGAATGCACGGCTTGTTTTTATTTGTTTACATTTCAATCAGGTCGTTCAGAGTAACGACTGCATCTAGTTTTTTCTGGCTTCTGCAGTAGTCACAATGTCCGCACTTCTTAGGTTTCTGTTTGCCTTGGATCACATCCCAAACTTCGACGATTTCAGACTTGATTTTGTCTAAGCCTTCCTCAAGCCATTCATCGTCAATCTTTAGTATTTCACGGTCTGGAACTGCTTCCTTGCTGACTGCTACAATGTAAGGTCTAAAATCATTCCCTGTCATTTGTTTTAAGAGTTCACGATATAGACCAAGCTGGCCGTGATACCCAAAATTCAAAATATTGTTGACTGCAGCGGGAACTCGTTTTTTAAGTTCTGCGCTCCATTCTTCTGAGTAGATGGACTTCATGGTTTTTAAATCCACAAAGTAACCACGGCTTAGATTTACACTATCTAGCTTCCCTTTGACTGGTACGCCTTCGATTTCGCCATAGACAATCAATTCTTTTTGAACTTCGTCCGATGAGTAGCCATGGTACAAACGGTTGAAGCCTTCATCGTCTTTCAGACTTTCAATCATCTTATCGCCAATCACAAAGTCGGATTTGAGGTTTCCTTTGTTTTTGCCAGTCTTGGCTAGTAGCTTCTCACCATTCTCATCCATGAACTGCTTGTGCGCTTCTTCACTCTCGAAGTAACTGTGAACGTAGTTACCGAGCAAGAGGGGTGTTTCGTCCCTCTCCTCGGTCCATTCGCCACTATCAAGAGCAAAAGCCTTCGCTTGGCATTGCTGATAACGTTTGAAGCGTGAGTTGGTCAACCAGTTTGTGTCTTGGTAGTAGTTCTCTTGAGTTAGTTCTTCCATGAGTCCTACTCCTTAACGTTGATAGTGTTACCTTCTAGCAAACTGATTTCTTCAAAGACCTCGCCTGTTTCTTCGTCAAAGTCTGGTATTTCTTCTGCTGGGTAGCTTGTATCAGTGGTTGTCACTTCTTGCTCAATGGCTTCTTTTTTCTTGCGAGGTGCTTTTTTAGGTTTTTCAGGATCCTGAGCCTCTGCCACTTCTTCGGGTTCGACCACTTCGCCCATGATAGCGTCAAGCGTTTCTACTGGTTCGCTTGGAGTGATATCCTTAACGTTGCGCTCATTGTCGAACTCGTTCTCGGTAGTTCGATTGACGGCATCGATAAACAAGTCATTGTCGTCCGACGTATTAAAGAATTGCTTGGCAGCACGATTGATGACAGTGCGCTTGGCCATTTCTTGAGGAAAGTTCTTCTGAACGCTTCCGTTTCGTGATTGCGCCCAGGACTTATCAATTTCTTTCTTGGTCATGATTGTGAGGATTTTTTCCCCGTCCGTTTTCTCAATCACGCAGTAAGCGCCCTCGATTGGATTGTCCTGGTTCTTCCAGCTTGACTTGTGACTTACAAATTTCCAGCGCCCGTCCACGTTTTCAGCTTCAAACTCGTCGCCTTCAAAAATAATCTGAGCATAGATGTCTTTGACTTCAGGCAACTGTTTAACGACCTTCATGGTTCCGAAGTATGAACGGTTTAATTTAACCGTGTTTCCATAAGGAATGAAGTAGCATTGTGTCTTAGCAGGGCTTAGACCTTGTGTGACCATATCAAGCAAGGCATTATAGACACTTTCTGGTGTGCATTTCTCCAGTAGATTTCCGCCAGGTGCATTTTTTAATGCGTAGTAGGCTGAACTTAGAGCGTTACTTACGCTATAATTTGGTGCGATTAGCAAGCCTTCGCCTTTCATGGCTTCAATTCGGGTTGCAACATTTGATGTAATTTGTTTTTGTGTTAATTCGTTCATTTCTTTCTGCCTTTCGTTTTCTTCAAGTTCCAATTTTCACGCTTCAAGCGTTTATTTTCGTTTTGTAGTTTCACAATAATATCTTGTTGTTCATTGATAATTTCTCCGAGTTCAATTCCAAGATGGATATAATCAGAGCGCCATTGACCGATTTCTGCGAGTAGTTCTTCAATCATGCTCTAACTTCCAATACTTCTCTAGATCCACAGCCATGACGATGGACAAGTTCTTCTGCTCGGTCAAAATCTGCCGTCTGTAAGGTGCAAGTCCAGCTTGCCTTTCTTCCTCATTTCGAGGAAGATAGTAGCCGTTTGGCTTGAATTTCTTAGCCACAATCGGATGTCTGAAGTTTACCCTTAGGCTTTCGATGACTTGTTCAAGCATACGCTTTGACAAACCTGTCTCCTTTCGGATATCTAATGCCGTGATAGGTTCTTCAAAACTTGCACGGTTGACAATCAAGTTCAATACACTTGTTTCAATTTCATTCATTGTTCTACTAATCATATTCCCTCCCGATGAATACGCATCTTAATTCTGTACTTCCGCATTTTTCACATTCAATAGGCGGATAACTGTCAATCACTTCAAATTCATATCCGCAGTCGCAACATCCACAATCCCAAATATAAAGGTTCATTGTCATTGCTCCTTGTGGATATTCTCAATCTCTTCTAATTTTTCGACAAAATCGACATACGCTTTATAAAAATCGCCGGATTTTTTGCTATCTTTATATGCTTTTTCAACCAATTCAGCACCGTCACCATAAAAACAACCAACTCTCCATTTTTTGTTCGATTTTGTATAAGTGAAATAACGACCACTAGACCATGTGTTTTTAAAAACAATATAATCAGCGTTGCCGTATACCTCAGCGTTGCCGGATACCCAAGCGTTGCCGGATACCCTAGCGTCACCGGATACCCTAGCGTTGCCGGATACCCTAGCGTTGCCGTATACCCTAGCGTCACCGGATACCCTAGCGTCACCGGATACCCAAGCGTTGCCGGATTGACTTAAATTTTTTTCATTTGCAATATATCCGCCAACTTCTCCTTTTTCAATTTCACTAAATGAAATTAACGCCTTAATTCTAAAAAGTTGTACTCCAAAAAATGTAATTGTATCATCCACTAAAAGTTCATATTTTTTCATTTTCTTACTCCTTTGGTTGTGGTAGTGCTAACAAGTCTTGACGTAAGCCAACCGGCGCTTGTGTGTCAAACGTGAATTTTCTATCGCAATTTCGGATGTTTTCACGAGCAATATTATTGAATTGATTTCGCCCTTGCTGATAAACTTCAATAATTGCTTTATCTAGTTTTTCTTGTTCTTCTTTTTGTCTTTGTCGTTTCTGCTCGTTGTTTTCAATGATCATCAATGCTACGAAAAAGCTAATAAAAGTTATTGCAAATCCGAGTAATTGACTTGTTAAAGTTGGTTCTGTCATGCTTTATACCTCTAATCTTCTACTTTCCAAATTCGACAACGGGATTCCACTCCAGACGAAGTCTTGTCTTTGTATACCCAGTCATTACCATAAGCGCCTGTAGCTTCGTATGAAGCTGACTTCAAATAATCAATAGCTTCTTCTTTCGTCTCGAAAATAGTAGCTGAATAATCTTGCTCTCCAGTTGGCAAAAAGTCACTTCCAATCAAACTGAAATCCTCGTTTCCAGTTTCAGTATTCTTGACATGGATTGATATAATGTACATCTAATTTTCTCCTTGTTGTGCTCCCTTTTGATTTAATTGTTCTTTTTCTTTGTAGATGGCTAGTCGTTGCTTCAAGTCGTAGTTTTCTTGCTCAACCATGAAGCGACGTTTGCGTTCTTCAATCAGGTCATTCATAAGCTCAATCGCAACCTCTCTCCAATCAAGGTTGATTACCTTAAAAAATCGTTCATGTTTGAGTTTGAATTTAGTAAGTAGTTTCATTAAGCTACACCCTCCTCTTTGTCGAGCATTTCATTTGCAATCCCGTCCAGCACATTATAGAAACGATGATTTGCTGGAACAATAATTTGTTCGTCTGGTTCTAGCTTACGACCGTAAGCATACACTGTTACTTTCATTTTTTCCCCTTTCGTGTTATAATCATGTTGAATATTTAAGTATGCGCCTGATTGCCGTCAGGTGCTTTTTTATTTTGCGAATGTATAAACGCTACCGTTTGTGGCGTAGTAGGTCATTTCATTCATCTTGTTAGCGAACCGTTCATCTGTTGTAATCAGCAAGCGTTCTTTTAATAGCGTTGATAGTTGATAGTGGTTTCTCTCGAAATCTGCTATCAGCTTTTTTCTTTCCTCTGTTGTCAAAATGGTAAGGTCCTCCTGTCCTCTGCGCTCTCTGGATATTTAAAAGTCAAATCCTTGGCGCCCTTCGCTACTCGACTGACCAAACTAGAGTCAAAGGCTTGTTTCATGTTTTGCCCCGTCAAGTTTGTTGTGATGATTGTCTTGTCCCTTGCATCCAGCAAGTTGTAAAGGAAGTCTTTCTTCCATTGTGCGTGGTCGCCTTTCCCAAAGTCGTCTAGAATTAAGTAGTCGACTTTCTTCAGCGAGTCCAACCATTCGTCTGTGGTCCGTGCATCTTTCTGACTAAACCCGCTTTGGATTCTTTGAAACATAGTCGGGCAATTCATGAACAAAACACTTTTAGGACTGTTATTCGCTTTGAAATCAATGTTTAACTTTTTAGCGATTGCAATAGCTAGGTGCGTTTTTCCGACTCCAGCCTGTCCAAGGATGACTGCGTTCCCTTTCCCATCGTTGAAATAGTGCTTCGCTATTCTTAAAGCGTAGTTTTTCGCTTTCTCGTCGATCTCGTTATTGACTGTAAACGTATTAAAACTAGCTTCTTTCATGTCGCTTGGCATGATGCTATTTCTTGCCAGCACGTCATAGGTGCTTGACAAGATAGATGAGATATACGCTTCTCCGATTTTCTTCTCTTGCTCTCGTGCCATATCTTCACGCTGACACTCTGGACAGAAAGTAGGCTGATAAGGGGTTTTCCTTCCTTTAGCCTTGACTGGATGCTTGAACGTCCACATATAGCAAGAGTGTTTCTTGCACATCTCGTTTTCATTCACATAATAGATTGGATCTAAACTTAATTTCTCCATTCAACCTCCTTTCTAAAAAGGTAACTCGCCTTGATATTCATGCTCGACAGTGTTGCCAATATATCTAGTTTTAGAAGCTGAGTTTTTACTCTCACGAAAACCGCTCGTTTCTTCTTTCGCTTCATCAAGACTTGTCAGCCCTTTATCTTTCCACGACTTCAAAATCTTGTTCAGATAGTTGAAACTTTCTGCTCCAGCGTCCTCAGTCAACTGGATAGCATAGTCAATCATGTCAACCGTCATGTTATCAAGTCCAATGTATTCTTGAATTTGCTGAATTTGTCGGTCATTGATTTTGACGCTTGAAGATTTGATAATCTGTGACAAAGATTTTTTTTCATCTTCTTTGTAGTTGATAATATCAGTATGGTTATATTCAGTCTTGATATTATCAGTCTTGATTGCGTCAACTTTTTTTACTTCTTGAAGTAAAGTTTTTTTACTTCCGTGGTCAACTTTTTTTACTTCTTGAAGTAAAGTTTTTTTACTTCCAAGAATATATAGACGATTGGGTTTATTGACTCCTTGTCGAAACTCTCTCAGCAATCCCATGTCAGCAAGTTCTTTCTTTGCTGAAATGATTGTAGGTTTGCTACAGTTTAGCTTTTCCATAAGTTGCTCGTTCGTAAAGTAAACAAATACGTCGCCTTTATCGTCAAACCATTTATTTTGAATAGATAATGTCCGTCTATCAAAGAGGAACATATAAATCTGTTTAGCTTTATCACTTAAAGCATTGTACGGTTCTTCATAAAGCCATTGTGGCATTTGATAGAAAGCATTGTTTTTGACTTCGCTTATTTTCAACCATTCTTTCTCCTTTCTATTTTTCTCATTCTCTTTCTGCTATAATGTAGTCAGAAAGGAGGTAATGTTATGACTGATTATCAATTAGAAGCTTCTCTGATTGTCCTTGGCAAAGAGTACGAAAGGGCCAAGAAAGACGGAAAAGAAAGCTTCAGCATACATGTATCATTTTTTGATGGCTTAGATACTAATTCCCATCTTCAAGAGTTTGCAAGGCAATATCCCGTAAGGATTGCCCGTTTGAAGCCTGACCAAATAACTTTTCTAATAGACTGACGTCGTTTAAAGGGAAAGGGTTGTTTTCTACTCGTTCATTGAACGTAAGAACGACTTCACAACTCTCTAGGAAATGATTGGTAAATTCCACTCGCTCAACTCCGTCCAAAAACATTCCATCGACGAATACAGCAGGGTGGTTTTTTCTTGCTGTCAGTAGCACATCGTGTTCTGATGTATTTACTGATATAGTTCTGTTAGTTGCCATTTGTTTCACCCTTTCTTTAGATAGATCGTTCTAGTCTATTAGAAATGATTTCTATATCTAAGTCGTCCAGCTTCAACTGGTCGGCTTTTTGTCTTAAACGGGCTTCGACGGTTTGGTTGATTTCAAACCATTCAAGTGCTGTAAATTGACTTCTGAATTTCAATAATTCTTTTATTGTTTCTTTCATTCTAACCTCCTCTTTCAAACAAAGCGTTCCACTTCGGGAACGTTGTCTTCAAAAAAAATTGTGATTTTTTCCATTGGCAGACCAAAAATCAAGGTGAGTTTTGCTAACTCGTCTGCACCAATAGAAACAATCCCGTTCTCACGTTTGGCGTATGGGGTGCGTGTATTCCATCCCATTTTTTCAGCTACTTCATCCTGAGTCATGCCACTGGCAATTCTCTCAGCTTTCAATCTTTTTAAATTGATCTCCATAGCGTACCTCCTTTTTGTTTTTATCGTTCCCGTATTGGAACAAGTTCATTTTACTACATCCGTTCCAAAGTGTCAACCCTTTTTTCAAAAAAATATTAAAAAAATATTTTATAGCGTTTCTGTTGTTTATTTTTGGGAACGATGATATAATGTAACTATAGAAAAAGGGGGCGAAAAAATGAGGAGCAACAATGAAATAATTAATCTTATTCAGGATCGAATAGATGAGAAAGGGATGTCGATGAGCGAATTAGCTAGACAGGTAGGAATTGCTAAATCTACAATGTCTAGATATTTCAATCGGACAAGGGAGTTCCCTCTTAACAAGACCGACGACTTCGCTAAGGCTTTAGGAATGACACCTGAATATTTGCTAGGTATTCAAAAAGAAAATAACATTGAACCTGAAATTTTAACCATCTTCAACCAACTAGACGAAGATAGACAAGCGAATGTAGTCGACTATGCTACTGCTCTATTGAACGAGCAAGTCAGCATGAAGACATCAACAGTTCTAGAAAAGTACAAAGACGATGACTACATTATAGACTATGTCGAGGGATTGGTTGCTGCAGGTCATGGAACGTTCCAGGAAGATAATCTTCACATGGAAGTTAGACTCAGAGCTAAAGATGTGCCAGAAAGCTATGACACAATCGCTAAAGTTGCAGGTGATAGCATGGAACCGCTCATTGAAGATAATGATCTATTGTTCATCAAGGTAACTAGTCAGGTTGATATCAATTCAATCGGTATCTTTCAGGTAAATGGAAAGAACTTCGTTAAGAAACTTAAAAGAGATTATGACGGATCCTGGTATCTTCAAAGTTTAAATAGTGGATACGAAGAAATCCACTTGTCAGAGAATGACGACATCCGTACAATCGGAGAGGTCGTAGATATTTATAAGGTTTAAAAAAATTAGCGCAATTAAGAAAGGAATATAAAATAATGGCTAAATATGTAAAACGTTGTCCCAAATGTGGAAGTGAAGAAATTGAGTATATGATGCAGGAGCGTAAAACTTTCAACGGTTTTATAGGATGTATCGGTTGGCTTATCGCTTGGCCACTCGTTCTACTTGGATTTGTGGGTAAAAAAGGAAAACACAACTGGCACTGTCGAAACTGCGGATGCGTCTTTAAATCTAAGAAATAAAAAAAGCCCCACGCTCTCAAACTTTGGCGAGTCTGAGCGTGAGGCTACGAGCAAGAAAAAAGCATTAAAAAGCTCTTTTTCTTGTACCTATTTTATCAAAAAAGGGGTACAAATTCAATGAAAACAACGAATAAGGTGGCAATATATGTCAGGGTTTCAACCTCTTATCAAGCTGAAGAAGGTTACTCAATTGATGAGCAGAAAGACAAGCTAGAAGCCTACTGTAAAATCAAAGACTGGAAAATCTACGATGTATACGTTGACGGTGGATTTTCTGGTTCAAACACAAAAAGACCTGAACTAGAGCGCTTGATAAACGATGCAAAAAGAAAAAGATTTGATATTGTGCTAGTTTACAAGTTAGATCGCTTAAGCCGTAGCCAAAAAGACACGCTTTTTTTAATCGAAGATGTTTTTTTAAAAAATGACGTTGCATTTATCAGCTTACAAGAAAACTTTGACACCTCTACCCCTTTTGGCAAGGCTTCAATCGGTATGCTTTCAGTATTTGCTCAGCTTGAGCGTGAACAGATAAAAGAAAGAATGATTTTAGGCAAAGAAGGACGAGCCAAAAAAGGAAAAACAATGGCATGGACGACAATCCCATTCGGATATGACTACTCGAAAGAAACTGGCATCTTATCGGTCAATCCAACTCAAGCGCTTATTGTCAAGCGTATATACGAGGAATACTTAAACGGAAAATCAGTAGTTAAAATCATTAGAGATTTAAACGATGAAGGGCATATTGGACGAAAAAGACCGTGGGGCGAAACAATCACAAAGTATTTACTCAAAAATGAAACATATCTTGGTATTGTGAAATATCGAGGGCAAAAGTACGAGGGACAGCATGAACCGATTATCTCGCAAGAATTATTTGACCTTGTGCAGTTAGAACTTGAAAAAAGGCAAATAGATGCCTTGAATAAATATAATAACCCTAGACCATTTCGGGCAAAATATATGCTCTCTGGTTTGCTAAAATGCGGATATTGTGGCGGTTCGCTAGGTCTATACGTTACTTCAAAAAATCGAAAAGGGAAAGCGTATCAACGCTATCAATGCAGACATAGGTTTGATAAAGACAAGTCAAAAAGATGTAACTCAAAATGGTATGATAAGCAAGAGCTGGAAGAGAAGGTCATTGAAAGATTATCAAAAATAAAACTCGAACCGAAGTATCGCAAAGAAACGCTTGCTAAAAATGATGAAACAATGAAAGTTGAAGAAATAAAAGAACAACTAAAAAAGCTAAACAATAGGCTTGATAAGTTGACTGAATTATACTTGGACGAGATCATCACACGAAAAGAACTAAACGCCAAAAACGAAAAGCTCAAAACCGAAAAAGCGTTTTTGGAAGAACAACTAGAAAGTAAGAAGAAAAATACAATCAACATAAGACAACGAAAACTTGCGAGACTTTTAAAGGATTTTAACCCCGAAAAACTAAGCTATGAAGATGCTTCAAAAATTGTAAAATCTGTCATAAATGAAATTGTTGTAACCAAAGAAGAAATGACGATAACGCTAGACTTCTAAGGGTTTAGAGCTATTTTTGTATTTTAGTCAAATTGATAAGAATAACTTTATTATACATTTTTCATCCTCCTACTTATCTATTCGAAGAAAATCAAAAAAAGTTACAAGATTTGTAACTTTTTTAAAAATAATATTAATCTCTGTGAATCGTAAATCCAGTAGCTTGTTGATTGGCCATGATGGTCATATCTGTGATTTGCACACGACGAGGTTGACTGGTCACATAAACCACTGCATCAGCGATATCTTGTGCCTGTAAGGCTTCAAGCCCCTGGTAAACAGTCGCAGCCCGTGCTTCATCTCCATGAAAACGTACCTTAGAAAAATCCGTCTCTACAATTCCAGGTTGAATAGTGGTCACCTTGATATCTGTAGCAATGGTATCAATCCGAAGCCCATCTGAAAAGGTTTTAACTGCAGCCTTGGTTGCTGAATAGACTGCTGCACCCGCATAGGCATAAATACCTGCGGTTGAACCCATGTTAATGATATGACCTTGATTGGCAGCTACCATGGGAGGCAAGAAACACCGCGTAACCGCCATCAATCCCTTGACATTGGTATCTAGCATGGTCAACATATCCAACTCATCATAGTCCTGATATGGAGCTAAACCTAAAGCAAGTCCAGCGTTATTAACTAAAACATCAATCGAATCTACTGCTTCAAGAATATCTGAACAAACCGTTTTAACCATTGTCATATCGGTTACATCTAGCGGAAAGGTCCAAACATTTTGATTCGGAAAGGCTTCTGCAAACTCTGTTTTTAGAGCTTCAAGTCTTTCTCTTCGACGTCCTGTGAGAACAATATTTTCACCTTTTTCTAGATAGGCACGCGCAATTGCTTCACCAATACCTGATGTTGCACCTGTAATCACTACATTTTTTGCCATCTTACTTTCTCCTATCTAGTTTAATAGATACTAGTTACCAATTAAGCTGTCCAGTGTTTAGCCGGATCGAATGGAGTTCCAACAACTTGGTCTTCTGACAATTCAATAACACCACGTTTTTGTGGAGCATTTGGTAAGGCAAGTTCACGAGGACTACACATCATCCCAAAACTCTTTTCTCCACGAAGTTCCCCTGGAAAAATGAGATTGCCTTTTGGCATCATCGCTCCTGGAAGAGCTACAATGGTTTTCAAGCCGACACGCGCATTAGGAGCACCCGCAACGATTTGTACTGTTTTGTCATTCCCAATAGCAACTTGACAGATATTGAGGTGATCACTATCTGGATGTGCAACCATTTCTACAATCTCACCAACCACAAATTTTGGTTCCTTGTCGTTAATGATTTCTTCAGTAAACCCTTGAGCCTGCAATTCTTGGTTCAAACGAGTTACTTGGTCGTCAGTTAAAAAGACTTGCCCGCGCTCAGCGATCTCAAACATGCTAGAAACTTCAAAAATGTTCCAAGCGACAGTTTCACCAGTTTCCTTTAGAAAAACACGGGCAATATTGCCTTTACGCTCAGCATCTAGCTTGGCGTCACCACTGTTTTTCACGATGACCATAAGGACATCGCCTACATATTCTTTATTGTATGTAAAAATCATTCTTTTCTCCTATTTCAATCCTGCTAAAAAGTGATTAATCTCTTCCTTAGTTTTACGGTTACGATTGACAAAGCGCCCAATCTCCTTGTCCTTGTCTAAAACAACAAGACTTGGAATCCCGTATACATCCCAAAGTTTAGCAAGTTCCATGTACTCATCTCGGTCTA